CAACCACATCATCAATTTCTGTAATGGTGTGTGGCAGTTTATTGACATCACACACATTTAAATCACACATATCTAAAACTTGCTCATTGCTTTCAGCTTCCACAACGGCTTCAACCAAACAATAAAAGCGTGCCACATACTTAGCCATGCTTCACCTCCGGTCTTCTGCTTGGATTTTTGACATAATGCGCACACATCTTTTGGCGGTTTAATGCCCATTCTTCATTTTCGCTTTTTCGAGCAACAATAGCAGCTCTCTGCCAGGCAGCCTCAGCAGTTTCCCATGCACCAGCACGCTCCATTTCGACCGCTAGCGTGCTAAAATCTTTATAGGTTCGTAGTTTTTCCATATATGCTCCTTAGTTGTTAATGATTAAAACCTATTACTAATGCCCCTCATTCCGTGCCCCTCTTTTGTAAAGAGGGGTTAGGGGAGATTAAAAGGGCATTTAAATAAGCTTTAAGCCCCCGCTACATCTAACGCAATCGGCACATACTGATCGGTTTCGCCAACACGCTCATAAAGTCGCACATAAGCCTTACTGCTTACCACTTGCACGCTTTCGCTAATTGCTTGCATTGCGTTTTGCCAGCGACTATCTTGGATTTCTACGCGGCGTAAGCCCAAAATACGTGAGGTGTTCAAATTGCCTTCCTTATCCACATTAAATGCACGTTCAATTAACGCTTTTAATTCAGGGCGTGAGCCTTCGCTCCATTCATTCAAGCACTCATCAATCAATACTTTGGCAGCCTGAATACGTTCGTCAAACTGCAAGCTCTCGTTGATGGCGCGTTGGATTTTGTATTTGCCGTCATAACTAAACAGCGTCACATTGCCTTTATTACCACCCACTTTCGCGCCATATTTCTCGGCAGAAAGCTCAATAAAAGCTTGTACATCACCAAAAATGCCTTCTTTGAAATGGCTGATGGCTTTGCTTAAATCACGACCACGTTCTACCCATTCGTGCACGAGCGCATCACGCGCTTTGTCGATTTCTTTCACCAACTCAGCAGGCGTTAAATTGCCTTTGGCATCGCGCCAATATTCTTTACCTTCAATCATCACTTTCATGGTTTAAACCTCTTCTTTATCTAATTTAATTACGATTAATCTGTTGCCTTTGTTACGCTTTAGGATCGCTTCTGACCCCATCGCATACAGTGTTTTTTTTCTAATATTAAATTTCTTTGCTAGTTCTTCCGCCGTGCCGTCGCCTAGATTCTCTTCTCCGCGATATACGGCGTAGATTTGACGATATTTAGGCACCTCTCCCCCTTAAGCCCAATAGACCATAACGCCTTGTTCATTTGCCACGTTTCGCACAATATGCACGCCATTTTTGACGGTGGTCATTTGCACGCCTTTTTCCTGTAATCGACGGCTCGGGTTTAAAATCACCATTTTTGGAAAACGGCCGTCTTTACTTTCAACGATTTGTACGCCTTCACGTCTTAACGCATACGCTACGCGGTTCATTTGTTCGCTCATTTGGTTGCTCCTTGGGTTTAATTAGTTGATTAACATGCCTGCATAAGAGTTGATTAACTTCTCGTCAATCTTTTTACCGTGCATTTCGGCCACACGAATCACACCGCGCATAAGTTTGGTTAAGCGACGGGCGTTGCCATGGCTGGCTTTAAATAGGATTTGGTTAAATTCGTCCGTACCTAAGCCGTTCTCTGCCAGTTTGTGGATGTCTTCCTCACTTAACTGGTTACCCAAGTCACAAGCCAAGCCCACACGGCTATAAAGTTGCGCCAATTCGCCATATTTCCCTTTCAAGTTAACCAGTAGGCGAGGCATACCGGCAAGCACCACACCGCAGCCTGTCAAGTCATGGATTCGACGGATATATTCAAGGCTTTTCGTGCTTAACAATTCTGCTTCGTCCACAATAATTAAGCGACCTTCGCCCAATTTTTCGGTGATACGGGTAAACAGTTCATGGTTAGCCCCGACTTCATTCAATCCCAACTGGTGGCAGAGATTTTTTAGCAACACTTTCGGGCTACAACTTGGCTCAACTTCGATAAAAATTGTTTCAGGGTTTTGACTGACATACTGTTTTAATGCCTTGGTTTTTCCCAAGCCTGCCGCGCCATAAACCACACTAATTTCGCCTTCGACATGGGCGATATGCACCACATCAAGGCAACGTTCTGCGGCGTAAGTCGGCACAAATTCGCTGTTAAAATTGCGCTCAACCACTTTGTCTTTTTCGCGACGGATTAAGCGTTCCACTGCTTCGTCGATGTCTTTGGTCACGCCTTTATAAATGCCTTTTAAATACTGACTGATAACGGCGTTGGACTTGCCGAGGGCTTTGGCCACTTGTGTTTGGGTTAGCCCTTTCTGTTGCATAAATCTTGCAAGTTGTTCTTTCATGCTAGTGCTCCTGTATTTGTAATTAATCTTGATGCGGTGCAAATTAAGTAGCCGTTTAGGCTATAAACTTCTAAGAAGTCTTGTTTTGGTCTGATTTCAACCATCTTTCCTTTCCATTTAATCAACTTATAAGAAAAATACATTTGGCGATTGTGCCCAATTCGCCCGTGGTACGTATATCTCAGAATGCGTTCTTTCATTATTTGGCTCCTACTGCTTTCTGTTGTTGACGTCTCATTTCGCTTGGCAACAACGCAATTTCTTCGTCCTCGTCAAAGCGGTTGACTTGTCTTGCGCGTAAGCCGTGTAATAGCTCTGCGCCTGAGTTGTGGGCGATACTGATGACCGGGTTCAATTCCGCATTAATTTCGTCCAGTTGTTCTTGTTTCAATTTCGCGCGGCGTTGGTGTCTGTCTTTGCGTGCTTTTTCAACGTAGCTCAACGGGAATGCGTCGCGTTTGTTGCCGTCTAAGATGGCTTCGCAAATAAACGCCCCTGATTCGTCGCGAATAATGACCGCACTTGGGTTATGTATATCCAACGCCACCTGCACGTTTTTGCCGTCCACATCAAGCAGTTTCTGATTGAAATATTGGTTGTTAAACACTGATACCCAGCCTCGTTGAGCCACACGCATCACACTTGGACGGAATAGGTCGCGTGCTTCAATCGGGGTAATCAATAACAACTCAGTATCGGCTAATAACTCACGGCGTTTTTGTGCCGGTGTGCAACCGATTTCACGGTGCACATGTTCGTTGTTGTACCAACGGATACCTTCTTCCACCGCATCAATAAACTGTTTCCATGTTGGCAATTTACCCACCGCCCAACGTTGTTTGTTGGTCAGTTCGGTGCGTCCTTGTCGAATCGCTTTATCAAGCGAAATCACTGCCGTGGATGTTTGTCGCACGGTGTCACGGTCTGCGCCACGTCCGTGATAGGTTTCAAACTGGCGTGCAATGCGAATCGCTAAAGTTTGGTTCACCCGTTCAATAATCCCGCGCCCTTGTGGGTTGCCCGGAATCCCTGTTTGGTGGTTAATTCCTAAACGGGGCAAAATCCCTGTAATATCCGCATCTAACGTCCAGTTCTTTTCACCGCCCCCGTTATCTGAATAATAGATAGCCGGTATGCCGTGGTTCTCAATCCCATTTCGGATAGCGTCCGCAACGGCTAACGCGTTTTCCGCCAAACTGACTGACCAACCAACAATAAAGCGGCTAGGTGCGTCCATGACTAACGTCAATTCAGGGATAAACGGGCGACCATGATCAGGGTGTTGCACTTTCATCTTCATGGAGTGGCCATCACCCACCCACACATCATTCGCTTTTAACACCGACCAATCGCGCTTAACATAAGTGTTTAAGGCGCGCAGGCTTGCCCCTGTTTTACGGCCGATTTCGCGAATGTGGCGTGGCAGTTTGGATAATCCGCGACGCACTCTGTCAAGACTTGGTAAACGTGCCATCATTAACAGCTGGTCAGCATAGTGCGCCTGCCAATGCGCTTTAAAAATGGCGTAAGCCTCGGTGACGTTTACGCCGTTAGTGTTGCGATAAGCCACCAAAAAATCAGGCAACCATGCCAATTCTTCCAATTTTTGTGCCTGACGTTGACCCGGTGCCAACGCACGCAATCTTTCTTCGGCTGTTTTGCATTTGTGATAATCAATCACCCACTGATTCAGGGTTCTTGGTGATAACACACGACCGCAGTTATTGCCGTTTTTGCTGTTAGCCGTGGAGACTAACGCCATCAAATCCGCCGAAATTTCACCGCACTTTGCCGCATTGCATAGGTGGGTGATGGCTTTGATTCGGCTTTGCACCTGTTCCAATTCGCTCACATAAGCCACTAAAGCCATGCGTGCATCAGCAATTTCGCGCTGTTTAGTGGTGAGGTCGGCAAGGTTCAGATTTTTAACCGTTGGGAGTTGTTTTGGTTTACTTATCACCGCAACAGCAAAACGATCTCTAATTGCGGTTTGTACATCTTCCGGCAAGGTAGAAACTGCATATTCAACACCGCCACCTTTACCAACTCTTTTTTGAGTTGCCCAACCATTCTTCTTAGCTTGATAAATAATTCCTTGCACTGAATTAGGTAAACA